ATCGCCTTTTGTCACACCCAGAGCTAGGAGGTTGGCCGTGGAGCTCCCGGAGGCCGCGGAGTCCGGCGACCGGCTGACCGCGCTGGTCGCGCTGCGTGACGTGCTGGCCCGGTCGGTGCTGGAGGCCCCCGCGGACAAGCGGGCGCCGCTGGCGGCCCGGCTGACCGACGTGCTGGAGCAGATCGAGCTGTTGTCCCCGACGGTGAAGGACGGTGATCCGGTTGACGAGATCGCCAAGCGTCGTACTGCTCGGGGAGCAAGCGCCGCCACGGGTGCGGGTCGCACCGCCGGCGGTTAGGGCTAACGCTTGGCGAGATGTCGCGGATCTGTCGGCTTCGTTCGGGTTGCGGCTGGATCCGTGGCAGGAGGTGGTGTTGCAGGCGGCTATGGGGGAGCGGCCGGACGGGTCGTGGGCGTCGAAGCAGGTGGGGTTGTCGGCGCCGCGGCAGAACGGCAAGTCGCAGCTGATCGTGGCGCGGGCGCTGGCGGGGGTGCTGCTGTTCGGGGAGCGGAAGATCGTGGTCTCGGCGCATCTGCAGGACACCGCCCGGGAGACGTTCACCAAGTTCACCGAGCAGATCGATGCGAACCCGGCGTTGGCGGACCGGGTGCGGTCGGTGATGAACGCGCTGAACCGGGAGCACATCAAGTTCCACAACGGGGCGGTGATCCAGTTCAAGGCGCGGACCGTGTCGGGGTCGCGGGGGTTCTCGTGCGACTGCCTGTTGCTGGATGAGGCGCAGATCCTGGGGATGCCGGCGTGGGTGTCCATCAACTCGACCATGAGCGCGCGGCCGAACCCGCAGGTGTGGCTGCTGGGGACGCCACCGACCCCGGAGAACAACGGGGAGGTCTTCACCAGTATCCGGGCCGCCGGCCAGGCGGGGGCGTCGCGGACGTTGGCGTGGCTGGAGTGGGCCGCGGAGGCCTCCGACGACCCGGCGTTGGAGGAGACCCGGGCGAAGGCGAACCCGGCGTGGCATGTGCGGATCAACCACGAGGTGGTGCAGGGGGAGTTCGAGACCTACCCGCCGGAGCGGTTCGCGTTGGACCGGCTGGGCATCTGGCGCGACGAGATGGGGATCCAGATCATGCCCAACTGGTCGTCGTGCGCGGCCGAGGTGGACCCGGCCCCGGCGACACTGGGGCTGGCGCTGGATGTGGACCGGGTGTGGCTGTCGCTGGCGGCGGCGTCGGCGGATGAGGTGCCGCACCTGGGGGCGGTGTTCCGCACCCGGATGAATGACGATCATGCGGCGTGTCTGGCGGAGGTGGCGCGGGTGGCGTCGGTGACGGGGCTGCCGGTGATCCTGGACGGGCGGGGGCCGGCGTCGTCCCTGATCGAGGACTTGGAGGCTCTGAACGTCAACATTGTGCGGGCCAACCTGGAGGACTATCTGGGGGCGTGCGCGGGTCTGTTCGACGCGGTGGAGTCGCGGCAGGTGACCCACGGGGACCATCCGGAGCTGAACGCCGCGGTGGCCGCCGCGGGGTGGCGGGTGGTGAACGATCGGCGGGCCTGGTCCCGGAAGGGTGGGGACGTGTCGATGCTGGAGGCGGCCACCCTGGCGTTCTGGCGGGCCAGTGCCATCAACTACGACCTGGCGAGCTCGTTCGGATGACGGCCACGGTGCTGGACGTGGTCGGGGTGGTCTGTCTGGCGGCGTTCTGCTGGCTGGTGTGGGAGCCGGCGGCGGCACTGCTGCCGGTGGGGGTGGCGTGTCTGGTGGCGTCGTGGGTGCTCGTCGAGGAGGGCGGAGAGTCGTGAGCCTGTTCCGGAGGCGGGTGGAGACCCGGGCGTCGCACTGGTTCGGCTCGGCCGTCGACGGCAACCCGAACGGGCAGGTGACCTCGGAGAAGGCGATGCGGCTGACGCCGGTGTTCGCGGCGTTCCGGCACATCGTGGACTACTGCGGCACCCTGCCGGTGGACGCTTACCGGCTCGCCGACGGGGTCCGGTCGGCGATCACACTGCCGCCGCTGCTGTCCCGGCAGGACGAGCCGGGCGGTCCGGGGCTGGTGACGTGGCTGGGGCAGGCCGCCTACGGGCTGGCGACCGGGAACGCGGTCGGGTGGGCGACCAGCTTCGACGGGTACGGCTACCCGGAGGACGTGTCGTGGCTGCATTGGTCGCAGTGGTCGTATGACGAGCAGGCCAAGCAGTGGTATGCGCTGGGGAACCCGGTGCCGTCCTCGCAGATCGTGCACATCCCCTGGATCGTGCCGCCGGGTCGGCGGCTGGCGCTGTCGCCGATCGAGCATCAGGCGGCGGTGATCTGTGCGGGCCTGTCGGCGCAGGAGTACGCGGACGTACGCCGTGGCGGCGGGGTGCCGCCGGCGCACCTGCGGAACATCCAACGGACCCTGACCCCGGACATCATCGACGCGGCCCGGCGGCGGGCGACCGCGTCGTTCGCGAAGGGTGAGCCGTTCGTGACCGGCGCGGACTGGGAGCTGACCATGGTCAGCATCCCACCGAACCAGGCGCAGTTCGTGGAGACCCTGAAGATGACCGCGAACCAGATCGCGGCCGCGTTCGGGATCGACCCCACCGAGGTGGGCGGGCAGGCCGCGAACAGCCTGACCTACTCCACCGAGGAGCTGCGGCAGATCAACCGGGCCGCGAACATGCGGCCCTACCTGACCCGGCTGGAGCGGGGTCTGTCGCGGCTGCTGCCGCTCAAGCAGTACCTGAAGCTGAACGTGGACGCGACCATGCGGGCGGACCTGAAGACCCGGACCGAGGTGCTGGGGATGCAGGTGGCGGACGGCCGGAAGTCCGTGAACGAGGCCCGGCTGATCGAGGACGACCCACCCGTGGCCGGTGGGGACTTCCACAACGTGCCCGCACCGAAGGCGGACCCGATCGAAAGAGGAGATCTCTCATGAGCGACGCCGAGCGACGCTACACACCGGTCCCGGTCGAGGTGCGGGCCGCGAAGGGTACCGGCCGCACCATCGGCGGCTATGCGGCGAAGTTCAACCGGATGAGCCAGAACCTGGGCGGGTTCAAGGAGCAGGTCGCCCCGGGGGCGTTCAACCGGTCCGCATCCCAGGGGTGGCCGGACGTGCAGGCCCGCTACAACCACGAGGACATGGCGCTGCTGGGCTCCACCGGCGGCAACAGCCTGCACCTGCGCACCGACGACGAGGGCCTGGTCTACGAGGTGGACCTGTTGGACGACGAGCTGTCCACCCGGGTGTACAAGCTGGTCGAGCGGGGGGATGTGCGGCAGTCGTCGTTCGCGTTCATCGCCGACTCCGACGAGTGGGGCGAGGACGACACCGGTTACCCGCTGCGGACCCTGCAGCAGGTGCGGCTGCTGGATGTGGCGCCGGTGAACGCGCCCGCCTACCTGGACACCTCGGTGGGGTTGCGGTCGTTGGCGCGCCGGTTCGACGCCGACTACGAGGAGGTCCGGCAGATGGCCGCCCGGAACGAGCTGACCCGGTTCTTCCACCGCACCGACGACCGGCCCGCGGAGAAGACCCGGAGCGCGTCGGCCGCGCTCGCGGCGTCCCTCTCACTGGACCCCGACGCCACCCTCTGAGACTCCCGACTGTGTCACCGGACCCCCGCTGACGCATCCGGGCCGCACCACCCCGTAGCACCCCACCGGACCCCCGCTGGGACTTGACGAACACCACCACCAAGTCCCCACGAAAGGGGTTCACATCATGACTAAGTCCATCGCGGACCAGCTCATGGAGCGCCGGGCGGCGCTCATCCACCAGGCCCAGGAGATCGCCCAGCGTGGGGTCGCCGAGGGCCGGGACCTGACTGTCGAGGAGCAGACCGCTTTCGACCAGGCCATCTCCGAGGCCGGCACCCTGCTGGAGCGGGCGAAGGCCATCAAGGACGGCGAGGACCGGGCGCACGACCTGGAGAACTCGTTCCGCAACGTCACCGGCCGGGAGCCCGACACCCACGCCGGCCGTGAGGGTCCGTTCGGGAAGTGGGCGCGGGAGGCCCGGGTCGGCGACCACTACGACGTGGGCGACGAGTGGGGGGTTGTCCGCAAGGCGCTCGCCACCCGCGGCGCCGAGCTCCGCGCCATGTCCGCCTCCGGCGGTGTCGCTGCCGACAGCGTCTATTCGCAGCTGTGGCAGTACGCGGTCGCCGGGTCGCAGATCCTGCAGGCCGGGGTGGACATCATCAACACCACCGACGGGAACACCCTGCCGCTGCCGGTGGCAACCGTGCACGCGACGACCGGTACCGCGAACGCGGCGCTGCCGGTGGCGATCTCGGCGTCCGGTGCGATCACCGCGAACGACGCGACCATCACCACCGTCAACCTGTCGGTCTCCAAGTACGGCTACCTGACCCTGGTCCCCTCCGAGCTGGTGCAGGACACCATGTTCGACCTGGAGGGGTACATCTCGCAGGCCGCCGGCCGGGAGCTGGCCCGCACCATCGGGTACATCGCCGCCACCGCGGCCATCGCGGGGTTCACCACCGCCGGGGTCACCGGCCCCACGGGCACCTCGACCAGCCTCGGCAACCAGGCCACAGCCGGTCAGGGCACGGACCTGATCTACCAGCTGTACCACTCGGTGCTCCCGGAGTACCGGACCACGGCGGCGTTCCTGATGGCGGACCCGACGGCGGCGCTGGTGCGGCAGCTCAAGTCCACCACCTCCGGCGCGGGGGTGTGGGAACCGGCGCTCACCGCCGGCGACCCGGACATGCTGGTCGGCAAGCCGGTGTACATCTCCCCGCAGATCGCCACCATGGCCGCCAACGCCAAGTCCATCTTCTTCGGGGACTGGTCGGCGCTGAAGGTGCGTCTGGCGGGCGGGATCCGGTTCGAGCGGTCCAACGAGTACGCGTTCGGGAATGACCAGATCGCGTTCCGGGCGCTTGTCCGTACCGGTGCCGTGACGGTGGACCCCAACGCTGTCAAGCACTTCGCCAACTCCGCGACGTAACCACCGTCTGGTCTCGGCCCCGCGACTTCCGGGTGGGGCCGAGACCACCCACCGACAGGGAGGAACGAATGGCCAAGTACCGGGTACTGGTGCCCATCACGGGGCTCATCAACGGTGAGCCGTGGCCCGAGCCGGGCGGGACCGTGGAGCTGCCGGAGGCGACCGGCGACGGCATGGCCGAGGCCGGTCACCTGGAGGCCGTCGGCAAGGCGGCCAAGGTGGAGAAGCGCCCGGCGTCGCAGGCCAAGGTCGAGAAGCGCTGAACCATGTCCGTGCTGGCCCTGCCGGTGGCGAAGGCGCACCTGAACATCACCAGGACCGACCACGACCTGGACCTGCAGGCGTCGGTGGACGCCGCGGAGGCGGTGATCGCCCGGCTGTGCGGGCCGTTGGAGCCGACCCCGACCACGGCCCGGGTCGACG